GCCGTTCCTTAATCCTGTCTTCCAGACTCCTGAACAGAGGGCAATAGAGGAGCAAACCAATAGAGAACTTGCTAACATAAATTACAGGAAAGATATACAGACTCTTGAAGACCTTGCTGTTCAGTCGTTCCGAGATGGGATAACAATTTTCCAACAGTCTGTTGATAAGTTTACAGCTGCAGCAAATCTTCCTGTTGGTGGTGGAATTGCTCCTGCTCTCCCTACTGAGGGTGATCTTGCCTTGCCAACGACTGGAGCTGCTTTATCACCAACTACAGCTACACAGCCAGCAAACTCTTCTACTCCTCTTCCTTGGGAAACTTGGATGCAGAATAGTCAGCCCAAACTTCCTTGGGAGGAACCTTGGGCAGCTGGTGGGGGTGGGCAGAGTCAAGCTGGACCTCTAGCAACATTGTCTGGGGACTTAACAGCTTCTGGTGTAACTATAACAGTTGCTGCTGATACAATGCTTACTGCAGCAGAGAAGCTCGATACTGCGATAGGTGCTGCTTCTGGTTCTGGTCCAAAAGATACAGGAAGTCCAATTGTTATGGCTGCAGCAGTAGCAGCTGGACTTGGTATTGCTACTAAAGCTGCTCACCTTCCTGGTGGAGCGACTACAACTGGTGCAGCAGCAGGAATGCCTTCTACTGTTAATGGTCTTCCTATAGCAGTATCTGGATCAGCAACTGCTTCTGAACAGGCTAGGATGAGTCGAATGGACTCTATGGCTTATGGTGTTGGGGCAGTCGGTGCTGTAGCTGGACAAGCTTGGATGGGAAAGCTTGCTCAAATTGCTGCTGCCCCTGCTATCTTTGATAAGGCTGGTAATGTAACTAGAGAAGCAGGATTAAAGGGTGCTTGGGGAGCAAAAGCCAATGGCCTTGGGAATATAATGACTGGGGCCGGTGGATTTATGACTGGATATTCTCAGGGTGCAACTGGTGGGAATATCGCTATGAGTGCTCTAACTGGTTTCGCAACTGGAGGCCCGATTGGTGGACTTATTGGAGCAGGGGCTACTATAGTTGGTGGAATCTTTGGCAAAGGAAAAAGGAACAAGAAAGCAGCGCCAGAGCCTGTTCAGTTACAGCAGATGCAAGGACCAGAAGATGTCCAATGGGCAACTAAGAATTATATACGTAGAGCAGCAGAAGGTGGAAGAGAAGGCTTGCCTCTCAGTCTTGGGACTAAATCAAATCAAGCAAATATCAACTCTAATGTTAATGTTAATTTTGCTCGTATAGAGATAGTCTCTGCTGATCCAAGGTCTGCTGGTGCTGACTTTGTTGCTGGAGTTTCTGAAGGGCCAGCGAAAGTTCTTGCTAGTCAGATAAGTTCTTCTCCTTCATCTAGGTAAGTGAATTCACGCGAATGCAGAGGGCTAGAGCTTAGACGGGTTTCTATTAGGGTTAGATACTACTCTAATAGATTCATCTAACCTAGAGGCGTGGAACGAGCTTATTATAGTATGTTCCCTCCGAGAAGGAAGGTTTGATCTTGAAAACTAAAGTTGTTATAACCAAACAGAAGTCAAAAGTTGTTATTGGTGGAAAGATGAACAAGAAACTTCCATCAGGAGAACTAGCGGCGTATAAGGTAGCTGTAAGGAACTCAGGGACAAGGTAGGTAAGATATGGCACGTGCATCTTGGGTATTCTCGTCTAATCCGTATTATTCTGCTACGGAAGTTGACAAATATCTTGCAAATAATCCTGTTGAGTTCACTCTGCTTGAGGGTCAACCGGAGTATACAGAATATAAGACGAACAACTTTGAGGACAAGGTTGTCTATCGAAAGAGATATGGTGATCCAAGACTCGTTCGCTACCACAAGCTACAGCTTACCTATTCAAAGATGAAGAAGGAAGGTGTTGATATTCTCAACACCTTTATGAGATACTTCGGCCAGTCGATCTATCTGAGACTCTGGCAGTTTGATGCGAAGTATGATTCTGTTAAGGCATCATCGACTGGGGCAGTTGAGTGCTGGCCAAAGGGTGATGCTTCTTACTATGACTATTTCGCACCATATAGGAACTTATCAGATGATGATGCTTCCTTGACAAAGGTCTGGGTAAATGATGCTCTTGTTACAACAGGATTTACCATAGACCATGATGAGGGAAAGATAACATTCACAACTGAGTTGGATGATAATGATAAGGTTGCGATGCACTTTGTTTGGAGACCTAAAGTCACAATCTTGAATCTTGACCCTAGACCTATTCCTGGGCAGAGATTTGCTGAACCGAGATTTACTCCTGTCATCGTTTTGAAAGAGGTTTGATGTGAAGTTTACAAACCCAATCGATGATGAGAGGGTATATCATTTTAATAAAAGTCTTGGTCAAACCAACGAGGGATACCTTGAAAAGACTGACGCTGTCATACGAACTCAACCTCGAATGGCAGTGTCTCCTGTTACTGGTAGGATATACGGGACTTTTGTTGATGATAATGGTGTATTAAAGGCAGGGCTTGCTCTTGCTGATGATTCAGATTGGGAGTCTACCTGGGATGTTGCAATAGTCCCTTCTAATCAGACTGGTAAAATACGGAACCCATTCATATCTATTGATGATCAGGGAAACATCTGTATTGGCTATGAGTATTGGCCAACAGAGTTGTCCTCGGAAGTTTGGGTTTATGATGAGAGACTTATTGGAGCAACAGTAACTCCTTATATCCAGAAGGTTACTGATGGGCGATGTCCCGTTACACTCTCAGACTTAGATAATGATCTTCTCATATTCTATAAGAAGTCTGATGGGACTCTATGCTGGAGAGCAAGAAGTGCTCCACCATATACTACAGTATGGGATACAGAGAATGTTATATCAGTAACAGGGCTAGTAGGAGATTTGTATATTGATGATGTCTTTATAATCAATAGAACAAATGATTGGGAAGTATCATCAATAATTCTGTGTATTTCAAAGCGAGAGATTGGGCGCCACACACTTTATTATGTTCGGAGCAGCAACTGGCCAAGGACTATCCAGACATCAGAAATATCAGAGTTTGATGTTGCTGTGTCTTCTATATCTTGGATAATAATTGTTACCTATGAGACAGAAGAAACAGCAACTTTAGAATTGTATCTCAATATGATAAACTGGATCTGGGTCCAAGAGTATGCAACTGTAGATCAACTATTTTTATTGACAGAAGTATCTTCAATAACCTGGGCTGGTGGAACAGTCTATGAGGTTGATGAGAATAATGTTACTTGTGATGAAAGGCTAACGGTGATAGCGTGGACTTCAAACAACAATGTGGATTCACCAGACGAAAGAGCGGACTTTACACTCCAAATCACGGATATTGTGTGGACTTTGGTGTAGGATTTAAGACAGAGTGGGAAGTTACTCTTACAGATGCTAAAACTGGAAGGGTAAAACTGCATCTGCCTTGGCACAAGAACACTATTCTTGATGCTGGTTTGAATAGAAGACTTACTGCAACAACCTATTTTATGTATGCTAATGGGACAATATATGTTCCTGGATTGTTTCCATACATCGCTATTGGAACAGGAGCTACAGAGCCTGCAACAACTGATACACAACTTGTTACAGAGGTGTCGAGGAAGATTTACAACATTTCTCTCTGTTCATATTCTGCTTCTGTTGCTGCAGCACCATACTTTATTGTTGCCTCTCAGTGGGGGACATCAGAGGGTAATGGAGACTTAAAAGAAGTTGCTCTTTGTGAGTCTTCATCTTCAGGGATTCTTTGGAGCAGGAATCTTTTCCGTGATGGTGGTGGAAATCCTATAACTGTAACAAAGACAACTTCTGATATTCTTACTGTAAAGTGTAAGACAACAATTCAGAGAGCTTCTGAAACGCCATATTCAGTTACTCTTGATGGGAGAACAGTCAAGGGAATTATTCTAAATAATGGTTTGGCAGCAGCAGCTTGTGGATCATCAAGTCATAGTTGGTGGGGAACCTCTCCATCTTGGTATGCAGCAACAGACAATACTGATCCTGCAATAACTCAGACAACTTATTTAGGGACTAATCTTGGGTTAGTTCAGTCCATGGTTTGGGCTTCAGCTCATGATGGACCCTCTGGAGGCTTTTATCGAGAAGGGGTTGTCAAGTGGCTAAGTTATCAAGGCAATGGAAGTATTGGTGAGATAGTCGGAGACATATCTAGCAACGGTTATGTTCTCAGATCACGTCACACATTTGATGCTGCTATGGTAAAGGATGACACAAAACAACTTGAGATAACACTTCGTGTTACTCTTTCGAGGGTGTAATGGCTGTCCCACAGAGTAACTCATGGGCTAACATTGGAGAAGTTGGGAATGCAGAGTGGGAAACTTTTACTCTGCCTCAACTTCCAATACCTGTGACTGAACAGGATTCCCAATTTATATCTAGGCCAGTTAAGATACCTTGGGATGTTAGTGAATGGGATTTGCTTTTCCGAGAGATAGTCCTTGAGTCATACCAAGCTGGTAGCACTTATCAAATCCATGTAGAGCTTCAGCTTGAAGACTCTGATGTCTGGTCTGATTTTTCATATGGAACAGTTTATGACTATGAAGACAAAGTCAAGTATATCAGATATATTCTTGATATACATACTGAAATCCAGATAGAGAGTCCAATATTTGACTTTGTCGGTCATGATCTGGAAAATGAGAGGTTCGCAACTATGTTTACACAGCCGTATCCAAGACTAGAAAGTGCCTATATATCGAACTCCGCCCCAACGACAGCTTATGGAGTTTCTGATCCAGAGGTTCTAAACATCAGTCTTGATGCTGCTGGCACAGCAGAGAAGAGAAGTCTAATCATGTTCCCTCTTGATAAGTATGATGCGAAGTGGGACCTTGATGATGTATGGTTTGAATTCCATTCTCTACTTACTGATATTGATGTAAACATAGCTGTGTATTGGATAACTTCAGATTGGGACCAAGATCAAGTTACATGGAACAATCGTAAAACAGGAATAGCTTGGACAACTCCTGGTGGAGACAAAGATGTTGATCCACTATTTGAGTTTACAATTGATGGAGCAGGATGGGTAAAAGATGTCGGAAGAACAATCAGTGAACTTCGTCTTGCTGTAAAGGAAGCTATAGCAGGAATAAGACCTTACTATGGTTTCATGTTTGTGGCAACTGAACTTGATACTGAACAACAGCTTAGATCGACAAGGTGTGATGACACTGATGAGGACAATCGACGAAACCCTCAGTTGATAATGCAGACAACAGATAACTATGTGAAGTTGACACAGCCATTGACTGAGAACCCATTGGCCTCAGAGTTCAGAGTATTTAAGGCAGATTATACTTTGGCAGCTAGTGAGCAGGTTCCTCCTTATACTCTTGCTACAGGAATACCTAGACTCAAAAACTATGTTGATGTTACTGACCTTGTTGTTGAATATGCAATAGAGCAGAGTCGGTCAGATATGGCTGACACTTTGACACTTGATGTCATAGATGATGAGACTGGTCTATATACCAACTATTGGAATCCAATGGATGTTGTTGTCATCTATGAGAGGGTTAGTGGAGTAACTACTCAGAACTGCTTTATCAAGAAGGGGACTTTTGTTATTGACTCTGATCCTGAAGATGTAGAATCTTCAATTCCATCTATGCGAATAACCGCTCGGAATTGCGCAAAATATGGACTTCTAACTGCGTGCTCAGGTAAATGGGAAGCAGGTCTAATAGAAGTAGCAGAGTGCGAGC